CCCCGATCACACATTCTCAGTTTCCACTATGAAACATAGCATCCATCACTTAAGCAGATATGTTTACTAATGTGTTTTTTCTCAGATGAATCATCTGTGGTATATCAATTTCGGCAATGATCATAGTATCTGGCGCAATTAGTTTCAAAACTCTCAATTATATATTCAAACCAAACTGTATTTAGTTCATAATTAATTCTTATTATCTCATTCTCGGCAATTTTTGAACTCAAAGCAATACGCCATGATAACCATGAATCTAAAATATTATTGTAAATATGATTTAAAGCCATTGGATGTATGCGCACGTCAGTTTTTCCAACTAAAGTTAGATCACCGAGTACCCACCTACTAAAGACTTTCTTTGTCATCTTTTTTCGCATAAACTCTAACACGCCACTATTCGTTACGTAATCAGCAAATTCAGGCTTATTTGCATACTTATTTATGAATTCTGAAAACATTATGTTATCACGTATATTAAAATTGTATCCCAATTTGATTCTACCTACTGTTCCCTTATCTCCAAATTTTACTATATTCATAGCTTTTGATCTTGTACCATTTTTGACATGTATTATACTCTCATCAATCCAAAATTTATTCAATTTCGTACCATGTAAACTATATTTTACTTCATCAAATTTTAAATCCTCAATACCGTGAATCTGTAAAGGAATTAGAACGCTTAATACCATACCAGGTTCATAACCGGGTTCTATTTCTATCCCATATTTCTTTAACTCATTTACACTTTCTTCAACACCCTTTAATCGATCATCAAACTCTACTTTAGGTTTCTTTATTAACTTCGAAGATAATGCAACATTTACCCCATTAATGCCAGCAACACCAAGACCACCTATACTTTTATCTGTATATATCCAATTTTTTACATTTTTAATCATTGTGTTTACACTACTAAGTAGTTCTTTTACTTGATTGACCATCTCATCCCTGTTATTGATGACTCTTATGTGTCTATTTTTTAATGGATCATTTTTCTTCTTCTCTAACATTCCTAACCTCCCCCAATTACTATCTAATATAGGACCGCGTATTACATTCACCTCATTTTTTAATACATACCCAATTCTCTTTGTTATACCTAATTTCTTTAATTGATCCTCTGTATGGCAAAAGAACACCTGTACATTTGATAGATTGATCTCATTAAACTTGGTTTCTACTACCTCGGACCATCTCCGCCATATATTTTTTAAATTCTTAGGATTATAACTTTTTATATAGGTTTTTTTCATGTCCAATCTACTAACGGGTTCTCCGATTATTAGTTCATTATATTCACTTGGATTATTACTAATTTTTTGATATTCGCAAGTTTCCCAAAGCAACTCTTTATCTAGTTCCCTTGTATAGTTATCGATTTCATCGCAGACATAACCCAATTCAATTAATTTCATCATAGTCGTAGTCTTACCAACTCCACTATGTCCAAATATCCCCAATGTTCCCAATACACTTTGCTCCTTTAAGAAATCTCGTATAATATCCCTTTCCATTAAAGATAAACCATTTAAACTATTACACCTTCTAAATAAGTCAAACCAATTAGTTACTTTGGTATTCGCTCTCACTATTAATCTCCAATCTTCAGTTGTTCGTTCAGGATTACCTTCTTGATTAGTTAGAATTAGACGTCCCGGATACCCAGTTATCAATCCGTCGACATAAACGACACGTAAGAACTCATCTTTATTATCTTCAACCCAATATTTATATGGATGTAGTACTAAATTTATCATTTCATAACCCTCATTTATTACTTCTATTACCTTCCAGTCGTGTACCCAAACCCTTTCATCATCACCTTGTAGACACACATAATTAAAGTTGAGTCTGTAACCAGTTTTATTCAATAGGTACATTGACACAATGTGTAACTCACAATAATTTATTACCGTATCCAAGAACGCTGTCCATAACCACCCAGAGAGTACTCCTTTATTACTTTGTTTTATATATACATCGCCACTTTTCTTCCACCCAAGTTCTATTAATTTTTTTCCACCTTCTACCCAATCTTCAAATTTCTCACTACCAATCTCTCCCTTTGGTATTAAGTTTAAATCAACTGAAACACACTGATTTAGAAAACCATCAAATACATAATCAGTATATTTTATTAAGTCACCCTCATATACTCCGTGTTTCTTCAATAAATTACAAACTTCATCAAATATTATGAAAAACATTGGTATTGTCTGCATCCAATCAAATTGACTTTGATCTAGAGGTAAGAAAATTCCACTTCTATCAACTGTTCTTTGTGCGACAATGATATCATTCTTTAATTTTTCTTTACCATCTTGGTATAATGTTGTCAAATGTGTACCACGGAACAGAGGCCGCATGAAATAATCATAATAAGATAACACTAGATAGAAATTTAAACCACCTGCTATTACATTCCTCACTTTACCGCGTTCACGCTTGGCTATAGCCTTATTTTCAATATAACCGAGTCTGATTGGTTCTTCGTCAATATATTTAACTAGTTCATCAACCGAAAATACCCGTTGTACCACGTTCTTTGTAATTGGCAACTTAAATTTTACCTCATGTCCATCAGAAAATTTGGCCTTACCACCAAAATCCCAATCTCGTTTTGTTGTGGATCCACTCCTTCCCCAGTCACCTTTTAATAAGAATTCTTTTATACCTATATATTCATTCACTTTTATTCCCGAAACCATTGAACCGAACATTGATCTTACACCATCTCTAAACATTGAATAAAATGTGCTCGTTTGAACCTTAGTTGGTTTATTTTTATCAAATTTCCTGATATCATAACCATGAGGAACACCACAAGGTAGTACGTTAAATTTAGAGTTGGTACAACCTATTTCAGTCGTTGTTATTTTCTCATTGTAGTCACTACTAATCCAATTATTTAAATCTATCAAAAAACTAGTATCAACGGCAAAATATGTACTCATTGTGTTAATATCAACGAAGAAACGCCATTCGGGAGTTAACTTTTCATTTACTCGTTTACAGACACTACTTACTTCTTTGCTCACTTTTAGAAAGTGTTCCATACATTTACTTCTTTTCAATATTTCTTTCATTATCCAATGATCTGTAATACCAGGTTTACATTCTTCGAATGTAGTCAAACTGTTACCAATTCTTTCACCATAATCTTGAAACTTATTTAGATATAATAAATCTTTTTGAACACCAATATCAGTTAATACATAATCATTTGTATAATTAAGCTTATTCCTACCCCTTTCTTCGTCTGTTTTCAAATCATATTGTAATTCAATCCTATTTCTCTTACTGTTGGTCATGTTACTTACAAATTTACTATATTCTTCCAGTAACTTCATACTCTGGTATTTGTTAGTTGGCTTGTGTGATAATATTCTTCTAACTTCGATAGGTGTATCAACTTCACAAGGAGTAAAATTATCTTGTATCCACTTACAAAGATACGCCTTTGGATCCATTTTTCCCATTGGATCCACATATTTATCT